CTCGGATACGTCGCTCGCCTTGATCCAGAGAGTAGCCCGCGCCGCCTGTCCGTCGCTCGATACCGTATTCCCGGCGGCGCGGTTATCCCCGTACTCCACTACTGCGGTTATAGATTTGCCGTTATACGTGACGGAGACGCCGAAATCGGTAAACATCAATTCGCTATCAAACTCCTGTAAGTCCGACAGGCTCATACTCCGTCACCTCCTCGCCTTTAAGCGTTCAGTTTTACCAGTGCCGTTGCGCCGGCGGCATCTTTTACCGAAGCGCACATACCGGCCACCTTAAGAGAACCGGCCGTCTTGGTCAGGTTATTAGCGCTGTCATCCCAATACAGCACATCCCCGATGGCGAATGATGCACCTGTTACCGCCGCCATCTTGAACACGCCGGAGATATACATGGCGCCGGTCTCTGTTGCCCCTATGTCCGTAGCGCACACACCTATGTGGTTCCCGATAACGACGACGTCACCGGCGGACAGCGCGGAACCCGCGTTGTAGTAGTCGATGACATCGCCCTTCTGGATGTAAACTGCCTGTTTAGCCACCTATATCACCCCTAACCGTTGATCTTGACCCGCGCGGTTTCGGCACCTGCGGCGTGATTCGCGGCGGCCATCCCTGCGGGTATGTCAGTGTCAACGACAATGAAGTAGAGTTTGTCGCCCAGCGCCCAACCGGTTTCCTCGCCAGCCGCGGCGGGAATAGTGAACCCGACGTATGTACCCGTGAATGCTTCGGCTGTAGTCGCGGCGCCGTCTGCCCCGTCCTCGCTTCCCGCGACGCTCCAAACCTCGGAACCCGCAACGTCGGCATTGGTAACGGTGAGCGTGAATACCTGTGCGGCGGTCGCGGCGTCAACCGTGACAGCCATCTCGGATATGTCCACATCGCCAGTGTTGCCAGCATCGGCCCAAACCGCGCCAGCCGTCGGAGTGTCATTTGCCGAAGTCAGGACACCGTTTTCGATGTCCCAAAACAGGTCATCGCCTATGTCCCAATCGTCACCGACAAGCGCGGCAAGTTCCCATACATCCTCGACGGCGATAGGTTTTGTAGCGCCGTTGGCGATGTCGGTAGTGCAGATGCCTATGGCGTTACCCTCAAGACTCACAACGTCGCCTATGGCAAGATCCGCGCCTGCCGTGTAGTTTAGAAATTCGCCTACCTGGATAAACTCGGCCTCTTTAGCCAACTATGTCACCTCCTGCAAAACCGTCATTACCACTTACTACGCGCCTGTTCCGGCGTTTTTGTAAAGCCCGCGCCAGTCCATAGCCTTTGCGCCGGCGTCGATCCTGACCTTGTATTCCACGCCGTCCATGTTCCAACCGCGCTGAGTCTCAAGATAAGGTGCCTGTACGCCGTTGAGGAAATAGACGGTCACGGTCTTGCCCTTGCCCGCGAACAGGTACCATGCATCGGTATCCGCGTCGTCAAGGCGAGGCTCGTAAACGCGAGTGAATGCGCCGGAGTAGATGTTCTTAAGGTTCGGCTGATTGCTTTCCCCGCCGATCAGCACGGTGTTGAAGAATGTCTCAGCCAACACCTCAAGAGCAACGGGCGCCACGAAGAACTCGGGCCTGATATTCAGGCGGCGTTTTCCCTTGATGTCCTTCTGTGACTTCATAGCAGTAACGGCGGCGCCGATGGTTGCCACGCTGGGGACTGCGCCTGAGGACTGAAGGTTGTAATGGGTGTTATGGAAAAGTGCCCTGCCGTCGCCCATGTTCGGGTTAGCGGTGATCTGCGCCCATGCCACGTCGCCGACCTTGCGTGCGGCGGCTTCTCCGCGCTTCATGGGGAGTTCGGCTATCTGCCCTATGTCGTCATTGACGATTGCCTGACGGGTCAGCGCGAACAGTTTTCCATAGGTGACAACCTGGTACTGCTCGAACTGCTCCGCGGCTTCGCCGTATTTGTACTCGCCATGCTCCGGGATGAGGTCAAGGTCTTCAAGTTCGGAAGTCCTAGCCGCAGTATGGATATGGAAGTTCGACACACTCCCGGTATTGAAAACGGTGGGCCAGGTTTCCTGTGCGCCTTCCCATCCGGCGAGTACCGACTTATGGGCGATGTTCCCAAGAACATAGGGGAAATCGTCGGTAGCCATTGCGCGGCCTACCATCTCCATAGGGTGCATGGGAACCTTGATACCGTTCCTGCGAAGGACGTCGCGGGCAATTTCCCTCATGGTCATGCCGGCGAATTCCTCATACCCGGTCTTTTTCTGTTCCTCGGTCAGGGGCAGGAAGGATACCCTTGCCTGAATACCGGCCTCCATCGCGGCGCGAACTTTATCGCGCTCGTCCTCAACCACGACCGCAGGAGACGACACTGCCTCCCTTTCGTTTATCATCGATTCGAGGATCTCCTTTCTTGCGGCGTCTACGGTGACGCCTTCGCTTATCCATTTCTGCACTCGCTCGTTCTCAACGCCGTGCTTGAGACCGATGGCAACTATCTCCGCATTGCGCTCCTGCTCCGCTTTGACAGCGGCGGCGCGTACTTCATCAAGATTCACCTCAGGCTCCTTGACAACCTGTGTCTCTTTCTCGTCCACTGTGACAACACTCCTTTCATCGTTTCCTGCTTCCTCTGGTGCTTCCGGCTCTTCCTCGATAGACCTGCCCACTCCGACAGTCGCGTCGGCGGGGATAGGCTCAAGGCTGATCTCCAAAACACTCCATTTCCTTACAATTGCCGCGTCTTGATCGTATGGCCCGAAGCGCCCATCACTTGAAATATCTCCCGCCTCGACGTATTCGTACGAGTGCGACCCCCAGGTGTATCCGAAGGAAACACCCTGGAGAGTTCCGCTTTGAACCTTCGACCATACAAGTTCGCTTTTCTCGTCGGTATCAAACTGGATGGTTGCCCGGCCTTTGTTGTCTGCGGGATCAACCCATGCCTTGATGACGCGTCCAACCGGCATGAGTCCGAAATTGCCGTCCCTGCCGTGAGCGAACAGCACTCCCGCTACGCCTGACTCCAACCTCGAAAAATCGGGAGCGCCGTTATCGTGGCGCAGGATTTCCAGGCCAAACCATCTTTCCACGGGTTCCTCAGACGAAAACGCGAGGGTGATCTCCCTCGCTTCCTCTTCTGCTCGTATGTTTTCTATCTGAGCCTCCCGCGTCAGTTTTTCCCCGGCGAGTTTCGCGACTTCTTTCCTGACACTCTTCTTTGTCGTCATTCCTGCTCTTCACCTCCCGATTCCTCTGTTTGCGGCGCGACGAACTGAAGGTTGATGCCCAGCGACTTTGCAAACTCTTCTTCCTTCTGCCTCTGCTCAAGGACTTCCTGCCAATCGTTGCCCTGCTTCGCGCAGACCGTTGCAAGCGTTGTCATGCCGTTTGCAAGTTCTATCTGAGTCGCCTCAACCTCCTTTTTAGGATCGATCCAGGCCCACCCCGGCGCTATCCACCGACAGGCCGTATACCGGTCTCGTGCGGTGTCGAAGTCCTTGACCTCCACCAGTCCCCTATAAACACACTGCCAGACAAACTCTTCCCAAATCGGCTGACAGAAATGCTCAATAAGGTACTGTTGGAGTGCCATGAACTCCTTGCGGTCCTCAAGGTGTCCTTGCCGCGCTGAACTGTAACTACCCTTGCTGTAGTCCCGCGCAAGGGTCTCAAACGACAGCCCCAGGCCGGCGGCGATGCGTCGCGTCTGTGCTGTCGAAAATTGAGCCGCGTCCGTGTTGGGTCGCCCAGGTGAGGAAAAGGAAATATCCTCTCCGGGCATGAGGTATTCAATTGTTCCCGGCGTCATGGACTCAATGGGTTCAGAATTAACCGTGTTGGTGTTGCGCCCCTGCCGGAATCCCGCGTACTCGCTCTTGACAAACCCGGTAAAGCAGGCGGCTATCCTGGCGGCGACCAACTCCGCTTCCATGTACTCGCCAAGGTCTTTGATGGCGGTCATGGTCGCGGCAAACTCGGAAATACCCCTGACCTGCCGGGGTCTGAACTTATTGAACAAATGAATTACCTGCCATGACGGGACCCGCTTCGTTGCCCCGCCCGAATCCACGGTGAAGTGGTACGCGACGGGCGCGCCGTATTTATCGACCTCGACCCCGCCGTATATCTCGTTCTCCTTCGACGCTGGCCTGCCCATATCAGACAGGTAATCGGGTTCCCATAACTGCACCCTCAAGGGGAACTCGTTCCTACCCCGGAGCAACGGCATCATGACGAGGATCTCGCCGTCAACGATGCGCCGCCTCAGAACCATTTGCTGTAGGTCGTAAAAAGAGGACTGCCCCTCCATGTCGCACTGTCCCGGCTTCGTCCATTGCTCCCACAAGTCCTCGAAACGGTTGTTCAACGTCTCGTCTATCTCGCCCTTTTTGTTGTGTATCTGTGCCTGTGGACGTATGCCTGTTCCTACGACGTTGCGGACAATCGTCTTGAGTGCCGCCGCCGCTATCTCGTTGTTCCTCTCAAGGTCGCGCGCCCTTGCCCTGATGACGTCCCTCGCCTGATGGTCGGTCTCTTCCGGCGTGAGGTTAAGAGGTCGCCATTGGTCATTCGGCCTGACTGATTCCCCGGCATCCCAATTCCGCATAGTGTTGAAAGCCATGCGGTAGCGGACACGCTCAAGCGCGGCCCGG